ATATATACTCCTAGAATACAAATAAACTAACAACACAAGCAATACTTGAATTTAAAGTTATTGTTTTATCATTACTTGATTTCTTGTAAACGCTTGATGCTGCATTAATATCAACAATAAACCATCCTTGCAGTGACTTACCAAGCTTGTGTGCAATCTCATTATCACCAGCAGATAAAGACACACCGCTCAATATTGTTCCACCATTTAATGGATTGGATCTAGATGCTTGAGTTGCAGCTCTGGTATTAGCTTGGATCTTCTCTAGGTTAACATCATTTGTTTGTTGATTTCCTAATGCACTAGATGCCATTAGTAAGAACCCGATCCACTTCCATAAGGCCACTCATACTGAGAGAATGACACATCAGAAATAGTCTTAGGAAATCCTGCATCTCTATTCTCAGCAGCAGCTTCAATTCTTTGAATCAATGCAGCTTTCTGAAGTGCCAACACAGAAACGTCAGATTCTTCCTTCTGCATGCACTTAATTGCTGCATCTACAATTACATATTCAGTCCAGCCAGATACACCATCAGTTACATCTGAATCATCTGCTAACACTGTCATGGAAGGGATATACCAAATTCGCATGGTTTGGTTAGCTTCAGCAATAGGAGTAAACCAAATCTTACTGCCCCTGAGTCTATATCTTAAATTGGTAATACCGTAGAAAGATTGAAAGTTAGGAGCTGCATATCTGTTGCGCTCTGCAAAGTTAAATGGCTTTATTGTAACGAAAGAATCAGGAGAATTAGAAAGAGAAAGGTCAACGCCAAGTAGTTTATAAAAATTCTTCGGCAATGTATACGAGTCACTGACTCCATCAGTAACAAAGGTATAAGGATTAGCAACAAAGTAATCATTCCCGTACTTTTGAATGAGAAGATCGTATAGTTCATATAGACTCTGGTTTATGTATGAAGTTAATTCATCATCACTGACAAATGTAGAGTTGACCATGTCGGCTCTCTGCCGAGTAGCTGTTTTTAATTCACCTAATGACATTTCTGCAGACATGGCCTAACCCCCTTATTGTTTATTGTCCTCTAGCTCATCTTTTTCTTCAATCATCTCATGAAATGATTTTAGAACTTTAGCAAGATCAATGATACTTTTATCATTCATAGCTTGCATAATGTCTTGAGCAAAGGCTTTATAGGTCTCAATGTTATCATCAGACTCCATTGATTCCTCATCTTTTACTTCTTGTTCTTTGCCCATCTTAGAAATGATGAGCATAGCTGTTTTTTTCTTATCAATTGGAAACATCTTAACCCCTTTCTTATGGAGCTGTAGAAGTTTTTAGAACAATTTCCAAAGACATTTCAGCGCCATTCGCTGGATCAACAGCCGCATTAGCATTGTCAACGCATTGGATAACAATTGCTTTTGTAGAGTTAACAGCTTGACTTACAATGTAAACACGACAAACAGCAGGATCAGTTGCAAATAGGAATTGAACTCCACATTTGAACATATCAACATACCTGTCATTTAGTGTAATGGTATAGTTACCAGTGCTATTTCTAGCAATGCTTGCAATACCCTTAGATTTAACTGCATTGATTGTTGGAGCTCCAGTTGCACCAATTGCAACCTTACCAAACAACACTGCTTTACCGCGCTCTAGACTTAGAAAAAACTGATTATATAAACGATTCATTTTTATTTCTCCTTAGGTATGGATAATTCTTATGAATGCCCCCACTCATAAAAATAGGGTAGCCCAACACCATGTCAGACTACCCCAAAGATTAATTAAGCAGAGAACTTGATTTGTCCGTTCCAACCTGGTGCATTGGTACGAAGTTGAGCGTAGTAACCTACACGAACTTCACCAGCATCAGCGTTAGATACGCGGAGCATTTCAAGTCCATCACCGTACTTCAAGATCTGTGGAGCATCTCCAAGGCACTCAAGTTTCCAAGAGTCCATTTGAAGCATGAAACCACGAGCTGCTGGACAGTTACGATCAGGGAATACCTTAATCATGCTGTTAGCACCATTGATGTTGATACCACGGAATGCAATGTCTGCCGGACCTTTAAGATCAGTGTACTGAACTTTAGAGCCCAAAGATTTCTCTAGTGCAGAGTAAGTTGCAAAGTTAGTGATCAATACATCTGGCTTACCACCTTCGCGGGCAATAAGAGAAGAATGATCAATTACAGATTCTTCAATAGACTGAGCAGAACCATCATAGAAAACACCACCCAAACGAGGAGCATCGATAGTACGGTCAACACCGAAGAATGAGGTAGCAGTTACTGTTTCTGGCAACCATGCTTGTAGACCTTTGATCTTAGCATTGCTGTCACCTTGAACTAGAAGATAGTCACCACCAGCCCAAGAAGTAGGAGTTCCAGCAGAACCACCAGCAGATGCACTTACAGTAACTGTTCCAGCAGAACGATTAACTGCAATTACATAACCAGCAGCAGCGCGTGGAGTACCACCATCAGTTGCAGCAGCTTGAAGAACCATGTTTCTTTCAAACTGAACAACATCTGCAGGGTTAGCAAGTACAATCACACCAGTTGTGATGGTGCTGATTGAACCGATAGAACCTGTTCCAGAGCGGAACAAAGAACTTGCCAAAGAGTTAGTACAACTACGGATTGCACTGTCGATAAGCAACTTAGCACCATCCAAGAAAGACATTTTGTCAGTCTTAGAAGCAAGCATAGTTTCATTATCAATAGTTGCAATAGAGTAATCTTTTGCACGAGTGATTAGGAATGATTCAAGATCTGGAGCTGATTGGTTAGCTTGAGCGTAACTGAATGAGCTAGAACGACCTTGAGATACTCCAGTTTGAATTGGGATTGGCTTGTACTTCAAGCCTGTTATCGTAGTGGCTTTTTATCCTCTACTTCCTATCCTTCAGATACTTTACTGCAGATTCTAGAACCTCTATACTATCTCTTAGAAGTCCTATTCCTCTGTTGCATCGTATACAGAGCAGGCCACGAATTTTTTTATTGTCGTGGTTATGATCTACATCAAATCTTCTCTCGAAATTAGATTGGTGAAGTCCGCATATTGCGCATTTACCATTCTGTTCTAAGAATATTTTATTGTAGTCATCCATCGTTAATCCATAGTACCTTTTCAGGTTTTGTTCTATGGCTGGGATTTTATTTTCTCTGTATCGAGCCTTTCTATATTCTCTCAATTCAGATTTATTTTTATTAACCCACTCACGATGCCTGTCTCTTTCACATGGCTTGCATAAGTCTCTTGGTTTATCAGAACCACATTTCTTCTTTTTATAAGCTATATAAAAATCCGAAACTGATTTTTCTAAACCACATCTTTTGCAAACTTTGCTTAGGATAGGTTCAGCGTACATTTTAACCCCATTAGGGTTTTGGTCACTCTTGGGCATGTTTTATTCTAACACATCGCTGCATTAGTTTCAACGCCTACGCGTTACGGTGGCAGGGTTCTTTTAGGTTCCTGCTTACCTCGGTATTAGCATCTCAGCCTTCACCGATTTTGACCAATTTATTACTCTTTAGTTGCCTAAAGAGAGGGCAAGTCATTTACCCCCAAAGTCGGTACCTTTTGCTACCATTGCCAAGACATGGCTTTGTTACTCTGCTTTGTTCAGGGAAGAATCGCTTCAGATTCTTCTCATCGGTTTCTTGGGTTATGCCGATGTTCAGACTATCGCATCCCTTTCGGGTTCTCTCACTTAGTCGTTCAGGCTGCTTTCGCTTGCCCCCTGTCACCCACTTCTGGGCTTCCAAGTCAATCAGAGAGAATTTTAAATCCGCTCTTGTTTACGGATTATCTTTGTAAACTAGATTTTCTACTACTTGACCTGAATACAATTCTTTAAGTGCCGCATTCATTGACACTAGATCTAAATTAGACATTTTTTCTCCTTAAAAGAAAGTTATTAAAATTATGTGTATTTGTTTTGCGTAACTATCGCTTAAGGATTACTGGCTTTTGCATGATCACGGTAACATGCGTTTTATTGGCTTACTAAGTAATTCGTGACTACCCCTTTTAAGAATAGCCACGAAAGGATACATATACAGTGTGGATTAATTATCCAAGCGCTGCAAGTGCCCTTTTAATTCTATCTTGCTCTGTTTTAGCTGGCAGACTAGATGGAACACTAGATGATGCCATGCTAGAATTAAGAGTTACTGAATCTTTCTTCTCTGTATTAACTGTTTTGTTTTCTTCTAACTTAAATTTATCCTTGAATTTATTGGCTTTTGCTAATTTTGCAATTTCACCTTCTAAGTGTTTCTCCACTAGATCAGCAGCAGTATCATTATCTAAAATCTGCTGTGTCTTTTCAAAGTGTGCCTCAATAGTAGAGATTACCAACTCTTGCGCATCGTATAAATTAATTAGTTCAAATCGTTCTCCACCATCCTTGATGTGCTTCTTAACAGATTCTTTAAATTGAGCAATTACTTTTTCTTCTTGCTCCTGGAGTTGCTTTGCTTTTAGTTCTTCTTGCTCCTGTTTCTCTTTTTCCTGCTTCTCTACAAATGCATTTAGCTTTTCTTCTAGCTCTGTAGCCTTATCTTTAGGTTGTGGAACTCCACCATTAAGCATGAACTGAGTAATCTCATCATAAGTAAGACCAGCCTCAGATAGATATTCTAATGGATTAACCTTGGCTGAACTCTTTTTAGTCTTAAATTGTTCATACTCTTTAAGCTTTTCTTCTAATTCCTTATTTTTAGCTTCAAGTGCCTGACGATCAGATAGAATCTTCTTCTCTTTCTTTGCAAGTGCTGCGAATTGAGAAGATAAAGAATCTTTCTTCTCTGGTATCGCTACCTCTGGCTTAACTTCTGGTGCTGGCGTTGTGTCTGCTACCACTGGAGCCGTGGCTTGTGTATTCGCTTCTTGTGTTACTTCCATTCTTCCTTCTTTCTTATGCCATAGGCATTAATTCACTTGTTGGAGCTGGCATTGGATTAGCTGGTACTGACTGAGGTTGTGTTGGTTGTGGTGCGAGAGCAGCAGCAGCTTTTTCTTCTAAAATATCTATCTGACTCATGAATTGACGAATCATTTCTAACTTATCATCTTCAAGACCGTTAACCCTACCTTGTGCATAGTATTCCAATGCCATTTCACGTGCCAACTTCAGATCATCATACGGCTCTGGTGGAGTAAACTCACCATCATCGATGATTCTCTCAAATAACTCATGGATATAATTCTCTTGTGAGTTAGCAAGTGTTTCAACTTGTTCAAGATCAGGGAAGTCTAACAATCTTCTACCAGCTCTAGGTGTAAGCATTCCTGCCTGCATGTATTCAGTGACGGTCTGGAGCCTTCCAGATGGATCATTAGGGAATGAAGATACTGGATAAGTTTTCATGATGTATGAATCTTCATCCATGTTAACTTCTTTCCACTTGATAGACTTAACGAATTTAGAGTCAGGGATTTTAACCTCTAAGTTTTCACCCTGTTCATATAATTCCTTAGCACAATCAATAGTAAGATCTGATAGCTCTAGAAAGAAATCTTCATAATGCTTACCCAATACTGTAAACCGTTCAGATTCAATATCATTGTACTCTCTTAAAGCTGCACCAGAGTTTAATCCTGCTGGCTTTTGAGATGCTGCTGATAATTGAGATACTCCAAGCTTCTCATATGCAGACTTCTTGAGATTCTCTAACTGAGAATAGAGTTCCATTGGAACAATCGGTGGAACCACATACTGTGGAGCTGTATCTGTATACTCAATGATTGCACCGATATCATTATTGAGATGTTCCTTAACAACCTTGTTACCAATCTTATTGAATACCTTGAATGAACCAGCAAGATGAATAGAGCGCTGGATGATCCATAGAATCTTATTAATCTCTAGCTGGATGTTCTGGATTTGTTCTGCACCAGATTGACCCCAGAAACCATTTAGACGTTTAGACCATTGAAGTCTAGCAAATGGGAACTTTTGCTTTTTGTATTCTTCTGAAAACAATGTGCATCCATTAATGGTAATACAATGAGCTCCATCACCAGTATCTTTACCGCTTGGCAATCGCCATGACTCAGTAACCAATACTTGATCTGCTACAGTTTGATAAACTCCAAAGTAATCATCATAGACAGACTTGCTATCCATGATCTTATCTTTGTATTTAGGAAACATATCAGACAGCACATCTCTATCCACAGGCTTAATTCTGTGAAGCTGTCTAGGCTTTCCAGAGATTGCTTCTAATTGATCAACAAACAATTCATGGGCAAGTGTTGTCTCGTATTTGATTCTGCCATTTTGGTGGTACACCTGGATGAAACCATCACCTAGAACAGCAGCATGTAGTAAAGCATCCATTCCGAGTTGGTGCGCTTTATTCTCATAGAACACACCTTCTACATACTTATCCAACTTCTTTGCTTTACGCTGAATCTTATAATCACCGCCAGAGGTTAAGAACATTGGCTTAGGTTTGTTCTTGCTCATTTTTGCTACTATAGTATCAATTCCTGATTGAACGATGTTGTAAGTAACTCGATCCTTCTGTCCCGTCATGTTGTTAGAAGGTCTGGTGAATGAAAGACCATTAAGCCCCATTAATGAAATGTTATTATAAAGTTTAGAGCTGATTTGACATTGAGTAAGCCTAGCGGAATCATAACCAATCAAAGTTTTAGTAATCTTCTGAACTGAATTAGCCAGCTCATCACCTTCGAGTGTCCACCATTTCTTATCGAATGATTTTTCACCGAAGTCACCTTTAGTCATGGAATTATAATCAATTTTGCTCATTTAGTGCTTCCTTGCGCTCTGCCCTTAGTTTGTCGAACTCATCTGTAGAATAAAAAAGCATTTCATCATCAGTTGGCATTCTTTCATCTGGCTCTGATAGTGCTGAATAGTCCTGACTCTTAGGTTTAGACTTTCTT